ATCATAGGTAGNGGCATTACTGCAGTTTCTCTATCAAGACCAGAGTCTTGTATTACTCTAGCAAACATTTTATCTTTTGGTGCATATGTTATAGGAACTNTTATAAACTTTGTTACAGTGTTAGTGCTATCAGTTCTCTCAATGTAAATGTCATTGAAAAGCGTTCCTACAAGTGCAACATATTTTCTTATTAGACTGTGATAAAATGTTTGACCNAACATTAAATATTTCCTTCACTGAAAGGATCTTCTGTTGAGAAAAGAACTATGTTATCTGATTCTTGTTGTATTTCATCACTATCATCTGCTGGAATCAAATCATCAACTGCTTTTCCTTCAAGAATAATATATTCTGAATCTTCTGTAACAAGATAATCATTTTCTTCATCTTTTATGGAGAAATCGAGAGCATTCATAGAGAACTTTGATTGAATAATATCAATTTCAGGAATACCTGTATTGAATGTTTCATTTGAATATTCAAATAGTTCACAAGTAACTTCCCAAGTTTGTAGTGCTCCTAGCTGATAAAACATTTCATATTTATTTACAAATTTAATCTCAAAACATCTATCATTCAACGGAAAATAAATCAGGTCTCCTTCATTAGGTCTTACTTGATTAGTAAATGTCCCAACTTCTTCTGAGAATATTCTTTGTGCCATAGAAAAAACAACTTGGTTTCGTATTTCAATACCAAACCTTGACATAAATTCACCATCACCAGAGAAACCATCTATGGATTTAATATACATCTCCATAAAATGTGCTGAATTATATGCTGCTTGATCATCTTCACCATAGATGTCATCATAAGATGTTCTGGTAAGAGGAATATAATATACATCGTGACCATAAATCTTTATGGATTCAATTACTAAATTTTCTAGTAACAATTGTTCCTGTGAAGAGTTGAAATTGTTGAAGAAAAAATTAGTTGCCACTATAAATATCTCTCTTTATTGTGCTTACATTTTTCATTGTGATATCTTGCTAAATTTCCTTTATTTCCAACAAAATCACAATATTTGCATTTTAGTTTTAGAGTATTTAGAGTTTTAAAATGTGTTGTATTTTTTATTTTTTCTTTATGTTCTTCTGATAAAGGAACGCCTATTCTTTTTTTAGCTGCATTTCTTGCTGCTTCAAGTTGTTTATCAGTCTTAACTTTATTTTTACCCAGCATAGATTTTCTTCTTTTTTCTCTTACTTCTGGGTCAGAAGAACGAGTATTTCTTTTAGATAGACCTTTTTCATATCTTTCACGGATTTCAGGTTTATTCATTGCTTCTTTTGTTCGTTCAGAAATTGTTTTTTTAATTTTTACTGAATTTTGTTCTTCAGCAGACCAGTGATTGAATTGACAATCTTTTAAATTATAATATTTTTTTCCTAAATTTTCTTTACCTATAAGTGTTAACCATTCATTTTCATTAATTAACATTTCAATTTTATTGTCAAACTTTCCTATTATTCGTCTTCTAAAATCTTCAGGTCTTCTTTTATAAGCATTTCTCATTCTGTTTGATGAGCAAATGTAACCATCATCTTCTGTTCCCCAATGACACCCAATATAATACATCTTTCTTTTTTTATCATACCAGATGTAAACAAAACCACACTTTTCCATATTTTACTCCTGTTTTTCACTAATAGGAGTATTTATACATTATGTGTGTTTATAAAGTCAAGGACTGGAAAGATTGTAAATTTTGTAATATATTATATAATGTTGGTAAACTTATACCTAATCCTACAAAAATTCCGATCATATCTGTCACAGGAAGTGAATATGTAGTTATCATTTCTCTTTCTAAATTTTCTCTTTCAGCAATTGCTTCATTGTAAATCTGTTGTCCATTAAACTTCAAACCTCCAGGCATTTGCATACCTTCAAACTTTTTAAGATTTTCACCCCATTGTTGTTTAATAAGACATTGTGTATATCTACCCAACCATCTATCTGCCCAAGCATCTGTATAAGTATCTGGATCTACAACTTGATATGCTTCTGCTAAAAGATAATCACCGACATTAAATCTATCCCAATCCATATCAACATGGAGTTTATTTACATGGCGATTGTAACGAATAGGCTGTTTACCAACCAAAAGATATTCTAGAAATTGTATGTGTTGAATTGCCATAAAATATGGAACCATAGAAACAGAAGTAAGAGTGTAAAGGTCATTCAAAGCAATCTGATAACGAATATTAAATAGATTATTTGTTCCAAGAGCAGAACCTAAATCAAAAATATTAATAACACCAATAATATTTTCTGGAACTGTGATATACTTATTATCTTTATCTGTTTGTGTTATTTGATGTTTATAGAAAGTTTTTTCAGCACCATCAAAATGATAATCATAGTAGTATCTTAATGCTTCGTCTACACGATCTTCTACTTGCTGATCATCAACATTGATTTCAATAACAGGTTTGCCGAGTTTTCTTAAACAAAACTCTTTGAATTCTGCTCTTGTTGTTGGTAGAGCCATTTCTTACCTTTCTATGATTATTTGAAATCTTTCGCCTGATTTAATATCCAAATAATCTGTTAAAGTATATTCTGTTTTATACTTACCGTTTCTTTCAAGAAGTCTTACTTTCATTCTTTTCATATCATCTGGTATGATATAAGTTACATTATGACCTGTAACTCTTTTCACATTAATGATTTCTTTTTCTGGTTCTTCTTCTTTTACTTCTTCTTCTTTTTCAAAATCCATCTCTATTTGATTATTTATGTCTTTCTTTTTAGAGAAAGAAGAAAGAAGAGTATGGAAAAGTAAACTAAAATAATTCATAATAATACCTCTAAGATTTATTCATTTTTTCTTTCACTTTAGCAACAACTTTATCTACCAAATTTTTAACCCATTGTGGTTGTGGTAGAAAATTCCAACCTACAATAAGACCTACGACTAAACCTAAAACAAAAGAAGTCATTGTTATCTCCTATTTACTATATTTTATTATTCTATTTACCAAGTATATGTAGAAATGCTCTATGACCAAACCAAAATCCAATTATAGAACCAAAAATAGCAACTGTATATTCATCCCAAACTGCATTTAATATTTCAACAACAGGTGCACCTTGTTGTAACATAGCAAAAACTGCAACTAGTTTAATAATAAGAAATAGAAAAAAGAATAGAAAAGTTAAAACAGGTCGAACAGCAGTTCGTAATGTGAATATCCAGCCATCACCAGCAACAAGAGCATCATGCTGTCGAACAGATTTTCCTTCTTCGATATCAGCTTTAGAATCTTCAATATAGCGTTGAAAGTCAATTCCTTTAGATGCTGCCTCAATTCTCATCTCCATCAATTTTATTTCATGACTACTCTCTTGCCTTTTCTCTAATATTTTTACTAAACTAGGTATTGCTGATGTAAGCAAACCAACAACAGCAGAAACAATGCCAATCATACAACACTCCTATTTATAAATTTCTTTCCAGTTTTTCTTTTGTTCTTCCATATGCAGTCACACCAACAATGGTTAACATAGAAACATGATAAATTCCTGAACCTTTTAATGTTAGTGGTTCCCAATTAAAAGTATTTGCATCTGCACCTAAAGAAATAAATATAATAGGAAGAAAAACAAAATCCATAAGTATTACAAAAAGATAAGACCAAGCAAGTGCTGGTCTCCATTTAGAATGAAAAAATGTTTTCTCGTAATCTGAAAGTTTTGAGTCTAAAATTTGTTCTTGCATAGAAAATACTCCTATATAGAAGTATTTATGAAAAATGTTATTTTGGTTTGTTATTTTTTATCCAGACCCAAAGAGATTTAGAACCTTCATCGTGTTCTGTGTATTTTTCTGAATGTCCTGGGTCTATAAAATTAAGAAAATTTGTTATGAGAGTAGATATATAATATCCTTTTTTTGCTCTTTTTGCAAAAAATGACGATAAAGTTTCATCAGGGTCTATACCAATAATAGCAGCAAATAATTGATCTACTGCTATTAATATATTCCATATCCAATAAAGAAACGCTCTAAAAAAGAAAACTATCCATTTCATATTATTTCATCAAATGTTCTTTCAATTGACGCATACCTAGTGGATATTTTGCTTTAATTGGTGTACCTTTGATTGTGAATTCCCATTCACCATTCTCAAAAAATGTAATTGATTCATCTGGAGTTTTTACATCAATTTTCTTTTTTGTTTTCTTTACTTGAAATGATTTCGGTTTGCGTTTATAACCAAGTTCACTTAAAAAATTATCATAGTTTTCTGTCATTTTATATTTTCCTTATACAACGATTTTAATATCACCACCAGCAGTTTTATATAAATTCCCAGCTGATAGACCACCAGAAATAGCAGCACTATTATCAGCATATGTAGGTAGATTTGATAATGATACAGTAGTTGCAGAAGAACCAATCATTAAAGTTCCACCTGCATAGATATTTACAGTATTAGAACCAGCATACTCGATACGATTATTTGCTGTGCTTTCTAGGTGAACATTTGATACTTGTAAAGTTGACATTTTGGTTCCTTTTAATTATCCATCAAATACAGGAAAGTTAAAATTAATTGCATCTAATTGTTGTTGTGTTGATGTAGAATTAATTTCTTGTTGAATTTCTATTAACCTATCATCTAACATTGAAATATATGCAATTGATGCATCTGTTGTTGGGTCAACTAGATTTGCAACTAATGTATCTCTTTCTGAGACTGCTTGATTATACTTAGTTGTTTTTGCTGATTGTAAATCTGATGAATCTACAGTCCAAATTGTTTCAATTAATGCTTGTTGCTGACCAAGAATTGCTCCAATTACAGATCTATAGCCAGTGTTTTTTTGAATAATATTATTTACAATTACACTCATTGATTCATTTCTTGCAGATGAAATTGCTGAAATCAATGGTATTTCATCTGCATCAATCGCATTATTTGATTGCCATTTTAATGCTTCTTCAACTTGAATAAACCAAGTTTCTCGTTCTTGAATTTCATATGGTTTTACAATAGATTCCATTAAAGATGAATATTTTTGAC